ATGAAAGCTATCTTGAATCATAATGAGGCTGTCTGCCCGAGCTGTATGAAGCGATTATGCCGGATTTTGAAGGACGGGAAGGCGGTTGGTATCGAGGTTTGGTGCAAAACCTGCCGGGCCCCTGTCCTGCTGGAGATTCTGCCGACCCGCGAGGGGTAAGCGACATTTACAATGACATATAGAGCCTTAGAGCCGATGGACTGTTTGGGGAGACCCGTGCAGGCTGTGCGGCTCTTTTTATTTTGAGGTACCGAGATGAGCAAGAAAAAAACAGTGATATCCAAGGCCGAGGGGTCGGCTTTGGACCTGGGGGAGGGCAATCCCAAGCAGAACCAGTTCTACGCCAGCCGGACACTGTTTACGGCTTACGGCGGGGCAAAGGGCGGCGGCAAAACCCACGCCATCCGGACCAAGGCCGTCGGCGGTGCGCTCCGCTGGCCGGGCATCCGCATTCTGATTATCCGGCGGACGTACCCGGAACTGCAGCAGAACCACATCGAGCCGATCCTGAAAACGGTGCCCCGGAGCCTGGCGGGTTATAACAGCAGCCTGCACACCCTGTATTTCACCAACGGCTCCATCATTAAATTCGGGCATTACCAGAGCGCCACAGCAGAGCAGGAGTATCAGGGGCAGGAGTATGACTGGATCTTCATGGATGAGGCCACGCAGTTTTCCGAGCGGGAGTTTCGGTATCTGGGGGCCTGTCTGCGCGGGGTGCGCGATATCCCGAAGCGCTTTTACATCACGTGCAATCCGGGAGGCATCGGCCACCGGTGGGTGAAACGCCTTTTTATCGACCGGGAGTACAGGACGAGCGGTTCCAGTCCCGAGGATAACGAAAACCCCGCGGATTATAACTTTATTTTCGCCACTGTCGAGGACAACAAGTATCTTTTGAAATCTTCGCCTGCGTATTTGAGCATGCTGTCCAGCTTGCCCGAGAGCATCCGGCGGGCGTACCGCTACGGCGACTGGAACGCGCTGTCCGGTTCGTACTTCTCCGAATTTTCGGAGGACAACCATGTAGTGCGTCCTTTCCCGGTGCCGGAGGGCTGGGTGCGATACCGGTCCATCGACTACGGCCTGGATATGCTGGCCTGCCTGTGGGTGGCCATCGATCCGGCGGGCAGAAGCTATGTTTACCGGGAATTGAAGCTCCCCGGGCTCATTGTCTCGGAAGCGGCGCGGATGATCCTTGCGAGCACGCTGCCGGATGAGCGGATTGTGGCGACCTTCGCCCCGCCGGACATCTGGAGCCGGCAGAAGGATACGGGCCGGTCCATGGCGGAGCTGTTTACACTGGGCGGCGTACCGGTGCTGCGGTGTGACAGCGGGAGGGTCCAGGGTCACATGATGGTCAAGGAGCTGCTGATGATCCGGCCCGACGGGCTGCCGGGCTTGATGATTTTCGGTACCTGCCGGGAGCTCATCGGCGATCTGCAGGCCATCCAGGCCGACGAGACCAATCCCAATGACTGTGCCGTTCAGCCCCATGATATCACCCATACGGTGGACGCCCTGCGGTATTTCTGCGTCTCGCGGACGGGTCCGACAATGACGGAGGTGCCGGCTGCGGAGGAGCGAGACTGTATTGATTACGACAGCTTCATGACAGGCGGTGTGTTTCAGGCGGGGTATATCGGGTTTTGAAACAGGGGCGCCTATAACCCCCTCAGCCGCCTTTGGCGGCAGCTCCCCCAAGGGGGAGCGAACCCCTTCCGGTATGCGACTTCGGTGAAGCCGCATACCACCTCCCCCAAGGGGGAGGCTTTGGGAGAGATGCGGCGGGAGCGGGGTTACGTGGATTCTCGCCTCCACGAGAATGACAGGACGAGTGCCCTATGTAGACGGCGGGCGATTGACAATCGCCCCTATGGGGACGGATGACGATAACACCTCAGCCGCTAGCGGCAGCTCTGTGGCGGCAACTACGGCGGGAGCAAGCCCCCGCCCTACAGTTGGACTGTTGAATTCGGCGGCGCGTCTAGGAAGCCGCGCCCTACAAAAGACGGAGTCGGGGGGACAGTACCTCGCTTTGTAAGACACGTGTCATCGCTCCTTATAAAAGGATTGGTTGAAGTTCTATATGAATTCTTAAAGGAGGCACACATGGAAGTCATTATTCTAGTTTCTCTTGATCTGCTGTTTCTCATCCTGCTGGCTTGCTGCGCGGCGCTGGACAAACGCCTGACTCGGCTTGAAAACGCAGCCGGGAAGACCGAAGAGGCGCTGGCGGCAAAGATTGAGGAATGCCGCCGTGATCTTGACCGGCTCAAGCAGGGCGAAGGGCCGGCCAAAGAAGAGGCGGCGGAGACAGACGGCACGGAGCGGCTGAAGGCGAAGCTGGCGGATAAGCGGTTTACCGACGGCATTGCCAGCATTTTGTCCTACGATTCGGATACAGGCAGGAGGGCAGCCCATGCAGAAAGAAAGTAAGCAGACGTGCCGGACGGTATGGAAGGAATACGAAAAGGGCCTCGTCTATAAAACCCAGACGGGCTTGTTTGAAACCGTGAAGACCAACGAAAACTTTTTTGTCGGCAAGCAGTGGGAAGGTGTGGAATCCAACGGCCTGCCGACCCCGGTCTTCAATTTCCTCAAGCGCGTGGTTTTGTTTACGGTGGCGGGCATTACCGCCAGCTGCCTGAAAATGCGCGCATCGGCGCTGCCCGGACTATCGCCTCTTGCAGCGCACAAGGAAGAGAAGACGGACAACGCCGCGGACATCGTCAACGCCGAATTTGACAGGCTCTTCGAGATCAACAAGATCGGCGGGCTGGTACGGGAGTTTCTCCGGAACGCCGCCGTGGACGGCGACGGCTGCACCTATTCCTATTGGGACCCGGACGCGGAAACAGGTCAGACTGCCCGGGGCGCCATCGTGACGGAAATCATCGAAAACACACGGGTCTTTTTCGGCAACACCAGCGACCGGCACGTATCAAAGCAGCCGTATATCATCATCTCCAGGCGTGAGATGACGGAGGAAGTCCGAGCCCGCGCCAAAAAAAGCGGCATGCCTGACTGGGAGACAATCACCTGCGATACGGACGAACGAAACGTTGCATCCAACGCACAGGACGACATGACGACCGTCCTGCTCAAGCTTTGGAAAAACAGCGATACGGGGACAGTCTGGGCCTACGAGTGCACCCGTACGGCCGATGTTCGGCCGCCCTGGGATACGGGTCTCAGCATTTATCCCGTCACCTGGCTCAACTGGGACTATATTCAGGACAGCTATCACGGTATGGCAATGATTACAGGGCTCATCCCCAACCAAATCTTCATCAATAAGCTTTATGCCATGAGCATGATCAGCCTGATGACGACGGCTTACCCGAAGATTGTCTATGACAAGACGCGGGTGGCAAAGTGGGACAACCGTGTGGGGGCGGCCATACCGGTGCAGGGCGGCGACGTCACCGGTGTTGCGAAAATCATCGATCCGGCACAGATTTCGCCCCAGATCGCCCAGTTTATTCAGATGGCCGTCAGCGACACCCAGGCGAACCTGGGCGCAACCAACGTCGCGCTGGGAGAGGCGCGCCCGGAGAATACCTCGGCGATCATCGCCCTGCAGAAGGCTTCCGCCGTGCCCAACGAACTGACGAGGCAGAACCTCTATCAGAGCCTGGAGGACCTGGGGCGGATCTATATTGACTTCATGGGTGCGTATTACGGGACGCGTTTTGTGCCCGACGGAACGGATGAGAACCCGGACAAGAAGAAAGCCCAACCGAAACCGTTTGATTTCGGGGTGCTGAAAAAGACGAATTTGTCGTTGAAGCTGGATGTGGGCGCGTCGTCGTATTGGTCGGAAATCGCATCGATGCAGACCCTGGACAACCTCATGATGCGCGGCAAGATCGACCTGGTGGACTACCTGGAGCGGGTGCCGGAGGGATACATCGTCAAAAAGCAGGAACTTATCGACAAGATCCGCGAGGCACGCGAAAACGGGCAGGCTAAGGCGACGAATCCGCTGCAGGCTGTGGGAATGGCCGGCGCGGGGCTTGGTGCGCCCCCGGCGGGCGCGCCCGGGCCAGCACCGATAATGGCACCCGGGGCGAAATCGATGACGGCAACGAAAACGTTGCCTGAGGTCGCACTCAAGGCGCTGGCGGCGGCCATGCCGGCCGGCAAAACGGATGTACGGGGATAAACCAATCCCCTGCACAATAAATCAGCCGCTCAACCAAAGCGGGGAGGGTCATATTCATATGGACGAAAACAGAGCACTTAACATCAGCGGCGAAATCGACGCAGACACCGAACCGGATATTTTTGAGCCGGAAGTCCGGCTGATTGAGGAGGACTGGTACGGCGAGGGGCCAGCCGACAGAAATCAACATCCGGATGAGGGCGAAGCCGGCGTCGAGAACGATCTCAGTGAAGATGAACCTGATGTGCCGCAGCGGGAAGCCGACCAGAGCTTCCGGCTTAAGTACTTGGGAGAGGAGATCGAGGTGTCGCGGGAGGAGATGATCCGGCTCGCCCAGAAGGGCAAGGACTACGACCGTATCCGGAGCCGCGCCGACGCGCTGTCGGACACGGTGCGGGAAAACAGCGGATACCTGGGATTTCTCGAGGAATTGGCGAAGAAGTCCGGGCAGAGCCTTGCGGACTTCGTGGGAAAAACAAGAACGGCAATGAGAGCATCAGGTGAAATACCTGCTTCTCAAGCAGGTGTACGACAGTCGGCAAATGTGGCTTCGGTCGGATCGGACGAACAGCATACCGGTGGAGCACAAGCGCAAAGCGCTGCCGGACGCCGCAACCGCGAGGTTGCCGAATTCATCGCCGAATACCGCGATATCGATCCGCAGTCGATTCCGCGGGAGGTCTGGGACGGCGTTAAGTCCGGTAAAACACTGCTGGCGTCTTACCAGAGCTATGAGAACAGGCTGCTGCGGGCACAAATCGACGCGGAGCGGCAGAACCTTGAAAACAGGTTGAAAACGGCCGGTTCCCGCGCCACTGCCGGCACACCGCGTCCCCGCAGTGAGATCGAGGACGACTGGTACAACAATGATTAATTCTGATTTTTAAAGGAGGCATTTTATGTCCGTCAATCTGACAACCAAATATTCATCCCTGATTTCCGAGCGCTTTAAAGGTCAATCCGTTACTGATGCGTATGCCGGTAAGAAATTCGATTTCGACGGCGCTCAGAGCATTAAGATCTATACCGTTGACAAGGTCTCGCTCAATGATTACAGCCGGACGGCGCAGGGCGGCCGCTTCGGCACCGTCGGCGAGCTGGGCGATACGATCCAGACCCTGACGATGAGTCAGGACAAGTCGTTTACGTTTTCCATTGATCATGGGAACGCCGCGGACCAGTACAATATCAAGCACTGCAACGAGCAGCTGAAGTCCAACTGGGACGAGGTCTGTACGCCGACCATCGATATGTACCGGCTGGCAAAGTGGGCCAATGGGGCCGGCCTTGGTATCCTCAACACAACGGCGCTGACAAGCAGCACCGCGCTGAGGGCAATCATGACGGCCGGCGCGGCTATGAGCAATAAGCTGGTGCCGAAAAAGAGCCGCGTACTGCTCATCTCCGAGTCGGTGTATATCGAGACGAAGCTGTCCAGCGAGATCATGGGCATTGATTCGTTGGGCGAGGGCGTCATCAAAAACGGTGTTGTCGGCCGCATCGACGGCATGGATGTGGTCCCGGTGGTGGACAGCTATCTACCCGCCGGCGTGAACTTCATCATCAAATATAAGGACGCCACCGTCGATCCCATTAAGCTTAAAACGCTGCGGGTGCAGAAGAATCCGCTGGGTTATGACGCGGATGTGGGCGAGTGCCGGTTTTACCACGACTCCTTCGTCTTGGACGCGAAGGTCAATGGCATCTTTGTGCACGCGGTCGACGCTGCGAAGGTTTGCGCTGTCCCCACCGGCGATGCCGGAACGACGACAGCGGGCAAGCTGACGTTTGCTACTACGACCTCCGGCGCGACCATCAGATACACGACGGATGGAAGCAATCCAAAAACGTCCGACACGGCGGGTACATACAACAGTGCGTCCAAGCCGGACCTGCCTGTTACAGCGGGAAAATACACTATTCGCGCTTATGCCTATAAAGCGGGCATGATCAACAGCCCCATCCTGGAATTCATCTACACCGTATAATGACGCGGACAGGGGGCGGCTGGCCGCCGCCCCCCATTCCCTTAAAGGAGGTACCCAATGGCAACAACGGGTTTGCAGGTGTTTGAAATGGCGATGGCGCTGTCCGACTGCCTTGCTGGCGGCATCGCCGATGCGGCGGACAATACGGATTACAAGAACCGGATGATCGGCATCATCAACAGCTGCTTAGCGGAATTATATCCGTATTCTTCAACAGCGGCAGTAACGGCGGGTAACCGCCTGTCGCCCCGATTCGTGACTATGTTAAACGATCCGGTGGATCTGGACGATGCGCTGGCGCGCGGTGTGCTGGTCCATGAGGTGATCGCGATGCTCTTCGTCAACGAAAACCCGTCCCTGGCAAGCTTCCATGAGCAGAAATATCTGGAAAAGCTGGCGCGGCTGAAAAACATACCGCACGACTTCTCGGCAATAGAAGACGTCTACCCCGATAACCGTATGTATACGTCTACAGAATAGGGGTGAAGTGAATGGCGCGCATTCAGGGCTCAAACAACGATAAGATACATACCATTTCAAAATGGCTCGGCGTCAACGAAAGCGCGGACGGCGACATTGGCCTGCGGCCTGGCGAAGCGTCCACCATGACCAACTTCAAGATCACTGACGAATTGAGCTTGCAAAAGCGGCCAGGGACAAAGAGAGTTGCGACTTTACTTAGCAGCTACACCGTGACCGTCGATGCGGTTACAACGACGGTATATACAGACGTAGGACCGACCAACAGCAGGACGTTTGATTGCTACCCAAGCTACAAGATTACACCGGGCGGTCTGCTTGAAGTCAGCGGAACAAAGGTTGTTGTCGATTACAACAACTTTTCATCCAATACGGGCAAGTATTGGTCAAGTCCTAGCGGCATGATGTATAAACTTGGCACCGCAGTATTGACGCCGCCGCCTGGCACCGCTGTAACTGGCGGCTACATTACATTGGCTGAGTATGCCATGAATGTGACCGGCGCGATGGCCACAGTCATGGGTGCAAGCAACGGTTACTACTATGACAACGTGCAGATTATCAATGGCGTAGTAAGCACGGTTGGAAACGCGCTGCCGGTTGGCATACCTAGCACATATGAGCAAGGCGCGGCCATTATAGGAAAATACGCAGTTTTCAACGGCAACATATATAAATTAACGGACTATTCTTATCAATCCGTTCCTGGTGCTGGCGTTGGTGTGTCGTATAACGGAAATCGCATTGTGCCAAGCAGTAACGCAACATGGGAATGGAAGTTTTACGCTGTTACCGTGGCACCAAACAACCCCGAAAACAGCATAGTGCGCGGCATATGGTCCGGCAGGATTGGCAGCACGGAATACATCGTTGCAGCCTGCAACGGCCATTTATGGTCCTTGAGCGAATCGGATGGTGTCTGGACAAGGACGGATATCGGTGGCCTTTCCACAACAATGCCGGTCCATTTTTTCGGTTTTGACGACAAGCTATACATGCTAAACGGCAGCCAATACAAATATTGGGACGGCGAAACTTTTGCAGACGTTATTGGGTATGTTCCCCTTGTGGCCGTAGCGGTCCCGCCAAGTGGCGTCACAAACGGGGGGTTACAGCGGGTAAACATGCTAACCGCGCAGCGCCGGATATGGGTATCGCCGGACGGCTCGACAGCGACCTTTACATTGCCGGAAAAGGGGCTTGTCAGCATTGACAATGCTACAAAGCTGTCTGACGGCACGGCGGTATCAATAACAGCAAGAGATTTGTCGGCAGGAAAAGTGACGTTCAGCGCAGCCCCGGCAGCCGGAACAAACACCATTGAGATTACCTATACCGCCACTGTTGCCCCATCTATGCGCGCTGGTGTTCTTGCTATGAAGCTTTCGGAGCTTTACAACGGCATAACGGACAACCGCGTTTTCATCTACGGCGACGGCACCAACAAGGCTTTTTATTCCGACCTGGACTATAACGGCAAGGCGCGGGCAGATTACTTCCCCGATTTGAATGTCATTCACTTTGGGGATTCCAGCACCCCCTTAACAAGCATGGTCCGGCACTATGACCGGCTCTTGGCGTTCAAGACGGATTCGGCGTACAGCGTCGCCTACGACACAATAACGCTTGTCACCGGCGCGGTTACGGCGGGCTTCTATGTAACAACGGTTAACAAGGGCCTCGGCTCGGCGGGCTACGGTCAGGCCGTTGTCGTTGGCAACCAGCCCCGGACCCTGGACGGCAGAGCTATATATGAATGGGTAGCCACAACGTCCAGCGGCAACATTACGACAGATCATCGGAACGCGCAGCGCATTTCGCAGAATGTCCAGCGGACACTTCGGGAAATCAATCTGGAAAAAGCCCTGACCTTTCATGACAAGGTTAATCATGAATATTACGTTGTCGAGAATGGCGTTGCAATCGTCCAGAATACGGAAAATGGCGCATGGTACATATATCGGGACTTCCCCGCCGTCTGCATGATCGTATACAAGGACGAGCTTTATTACGGCTTGGCAAATGGCGACTTGCGGCATGTCAGCAGAAGCTACTTGAGCGATTGCGGCGAGAATATCACTTGCTATTGGGAAAGCGGCTCTATGGACTTCGGGGCGAGCTTTGCAAAAAAGTACGCGGATTCCATATGGGTAGTCCTCAAGCCGGAAGAAAGCGCCAACGTATTCCTTACCGTACAGACGGACAAGCAGAGCGATTACCAGGACGAAAAGATTATAGAGAACTACACGGATGAAGTGGCAGCGGGCTTTTTCAGCTTCCTCAACCTGGACTTTGCGCACTTCACTTTCAACATCAACGACAAGCCGCACACGCAGCGGTGCAAGATCAAGGCCAAGAATTTCGCTTGGTACAAGCTGATATTCAGCACCGTATCAAAAGATACGACGGCGACAATCCTTAGTACCTCTATTAAGGTCAGAATGACAGGGACGGTGAGATAATGAGCCTTTCTAAATTCAGCGGCGACGTTGAGAACATTTCCAAGCTGGACGATTACCCAAGCGACGATCACAGCACCACAGCAATAAAGACGCTTTTCGACAAGGCCGGGAAAGACATCAAGGATTATCTGAACGGCACATTGACCCCGGAGCTTGACGCGCAGTTAGCTCTTGCCGGTTCTTACGATGTGACAAACGCCGTGGCCCTTCTAAAAACCTCGCGGCGAAATTTGCTGCACAATTATGATTTCCGCAAACCTGTTAATACGCGCGGGCAGAGTAACTATACATCTTATGGTTACACAGCTGACCGATGGCTATTGGGCGTTGGTGCTGTTACGTTAGGCGTAAACGGTATAACCCTAACGTCCACAGGTTCTTATGACAATTATTTTAGACAATATCTTGGACACGTCGCGCTGATACCGGGTGATACATATACGTTATCGGTTGAGGACAGTAACGGCACAATATATAGCGTATCTGGCGTTTATAGCACAACTACAGCACTTGTGGAAGAAAAACCATTTGGTGCGCTTTATGTTGGTTATTATCTAGGACTCCCGTTTGTACAAATTACGTTTAGATTATCAAACATAACAGCACGTAGGATTAAACTTGAAGCCGGTAGCGTTTCCACCCTTGCCAACGACCCCCCGGCAGATTACGCGGAACAGCTTTTAATCTGTCAGTCCGTCAGCGATGATGGCAAAACATACACACGCGGCTTTGGCAGCAATAAAAACCTCCTGCACAACTGGGATTTTAGACGGCCAGTGAATCAACGGGGCCTATCGACTTACAATACGCTTTTTGGTTATACAATCGATCGTTGGTTTCTTTCTTTCAACGGCACCGGGGCGGTGAGCATATCCGGGGGCGGAATAACTCTTACGAAATCAAGCGGGGTCAACTTTGATTTTCGCCAATATCTCAATTTTGCGGGGCTATCAGGAAAAACGGTTACGGCATCGGTAGAGGTAGGCGGTACTATTTATTCTGGCACCGGCACGTTTGATGCTACGTTTATATTTAACGCTGGACCAGATATATCCGTGATTGCCCTTGTCGAAAACGACAAGTGTGAATTTATTCTGCGCTTATGGGCGAACACTTCTGCCACAATTACGCGCGTAAAAATTGAGCTTGGTTCTGTGTCCACATTTGCCAATGACCCGCCTGCTGACTATGCGGAACAACTCTTGATCTGCCAGTCCATTACCGACGACGGCAGCATATATACACGCGGATACGGCAGCAATAAGAATCTGCTTCACAATTGGGATTTCCGGAATCCTGTCAACCAGCGGAATATAACGACAAAAACTTCTGACGACTATGTGATTGACAGATGGCTAATATACACCGAGGGAACAAATGCCTTTAGTTTCACTGTCAACAGTGATTCTTTACGAATAGCCGCAAGTTCCCACTGGCTTTGGTTCTTGCAGCGAATTGAAAAGTTGGCATATGGCGTTTACACGATTTCCGTTAAGCACAAGAATGGCTCGATCTATTCAAAAACTGTCACATGGGCGGGAAGCGAAGTCGGAGGCGAAGTAACACCAGGACTTGGAATCCGCCTATTTTGGTCACTAGCTCCTGCGTTTCTTCTGCAAGTATCGGCTGGCTACACTTTTGACATCGAATCTGCAAAACTTGAAATCGGCGCTGTCTCGACCCTTGCCAATGACCCGCCTGCCGATTACGGCGAGGAATTGCGCAAGTGCCAGCGGTATTTTGAAACAATCAAGATGATAAAAGGCGGCATATACGGAACCGGGCTTGATATGTGCATCCCGTTTAGAACAAGAAAGCGTATCGGACCAACATTGACGCTCAAATCTTTTGCAGGTACAGTCAACAAGATATCCTCGCACAACGGAACCGGCTTCGTTGATACGGCATTTACGCAGGAGGCCGGAACAGATAACGCGCGAATAATGGCGACTACCTCCTCTTATGACAGCGGAACACACTCAATCTATTATTTCGACTTGGAAGCTTCGGCAGATTTATAAGGAGACGACCACATGAATACATACAAAGTCTATATCCAGACGGACGACAACAACAGCATTGTTGCGATAAACTCAAGCGCGTTCCTTGCCGACACAACCGGCTGGACTCAGATTGACGAGGGCAGCGGCGACCGCTTCCATCACGCCCAGGGCCACTACCTGGACAAGCCCCTAATGACTGTCACGGGCATTTATCAATACAGATATATCGACGGGGAAGTCATTGAAAAAACGACAAACGAAATCGCTGCGGAAGAAGCCGCCGTGCCGCCGCCCCCGCCGCCCCTTGAGGAACACCTGGCCGCCCAGGAACAGCTTGCCGCGAATCAGGAACAGCTCATAACCTCACAGGAGCAACGCGTATCCGCGCAAGAGGAAGCCAGCAGCGTCATGTCAACAACGCTTGACATACTTTTCACCGAAATACTGCCCGCGCTCACAGGTGTATAGGAAGGACGGCACATATGTCAACATTCATATCTCAGCAGATCATCAAACAGGCAAGCATTTCCCTTGCGCTCGGACAGGCCAAATACCGCGCGTACTTCATCAACACGTCGCTTTACCTGGCGTTTAAGGCCGACACCGACTTAATTCTCACCACAACCTTTACAGCGCAATATCCGAACGGTTACGGCGCGTGCATTGTAAGCGCATAAGATAGGCGATTGCAGGGGTTAAGAAGCACCCAAAAGACAGAATAGGAGTATAAAAATGACGACTTCCGAAATCCTCAACATTGCCCTGCCGACACTGATTACTACTGTGCTTATCCCTTTTATTGCCACGGCCATATCAGCGCTGACGGAATACATAAAAACCAAGACGAAAAACGTCACGTTGGACAAATATATCGAACGCGCCAACGACGCGGTAATCACCGCTGTTGCAGAAGTGATGCAGACCTTTGTGGTGACAATGAAAAAGTCGGGTGATTGGAACGGTGAAAACGCGAAAAAAGCGTTTGAAATGGCGCGCCTCCGTGCTACGGAAATTATGGGGATCGCCGCAATAAAAGCCCTGCCGGATCTCGTTGGCGACGTTGAAAAGTGGCTGACGGCAAAAATTGAAGCCGCGATACTCATGACAAAAAGCGAAAATGCCGAAACAATTCCTGTTTTACAGGTACAGGGAGGCGGCGGAAATGGCGGATAACCAGGTGTCAGCACTCCTCGGGACGGCGCTGTCGTACGTGGGTTATCTTGAAAAGGCGTCAGACCGGCAGCTCGAAGATATGGCCACCAACGCCGGCAGCGGCAACTATACTGTCTTCGGCCAATGGTATCACATGAACGGCTATCCCTGGTGCGCCATGTTCGTCTCTTATTGTGCCGAGAAGGCGGGGATTGGGACGGATGTTATACCGAAGCATGCATCCTGCGCCGTTGGTGTGTCATGGTTCAAAAACACCGGACGCTGGCATGGCCGCGACGGGTACGCACCGCTGCCGGGCGACATTATCTATTTCACACAGGACGGCAGAACACCCGCGCACGTCGGCATTGTTGTTAGGGTGGAAAAGGGACGCGTCTATACCGTTGAAGGAAACACCTCAAGTGGCTCAACACTGATTGCCAACGGCGGAGCGGTTGCTGGAAAAAGCTATCCCCTTTCATACCGTAGTATTTTAGGCTACGGCAATCCGGCTTATAGGGAGGAGAAGGATATGACTGTTGAGGAAGTAAAAAAAGCCATGACAGCCGCCGATGGAACTGGCACCGGTCACAGCGCATGGGCTGACGAAGCCGTCAGCCTGTTTGCGGGTACCGGAATCGTAAGCGGCGACGGCCGTGGTAACTACGGCTGGGGCCAATGTCTCACCAAGGAAGGTGCCGCGCAGATCCTATATAACCTTTTAGACCGGCTGGATCTGCTGGAGGTGCTGAAGAAGGGAGGCAAGTCATGACAGAATGGACGGTAGTCACTGTCGTCATCGCTCTGACCGGGCTTGTTCTGACCGTTGTCCGGCCGGTGGTGAACCTGAATACCAGTATTACGAAGCTGACGGACGCTGTCAGCACGCTGCAGGAGAACCTGAAGGAATTCATGACTAGAAACGCCGACAGCCATGACAAGCTTTGGAAGCATAACGACAGCCAGGATACGGTTTTGTCTGACCACGAAACACGCCTTCAAATCATTGAGAAGACAAGCAAAGGAGGGTAAAGACTTATGGCAACGCCTGTAATGATATGGACAAAGGATGGCCTTGGTACCGGTTACATTGAAGACGGAAGGACATATACCGATGAGAGCCTTACCAATGCTGTTACACCTGGTACATTGGTGCGGACCGAAAACGGCGACGTATATTCAAAAAGTGGAGATAGTACCCCGAGCAAAATGATAGGAAATATGTCTGCAGAACAATTTGGCGGCCTTGGCAATGGTGTGGGTGGTGGCAATAGTGGCAGCAGTATATATGACCGTGACGCTGAAGATTACATCAACGATATCTATGCGGCACAAATGGCGGAAACCGAAGCGGCCTTAAAAAATGCTTATGATCAAAACGTCAACACGCTGACCGCGGAAAGAGAACGGATCCCCGGCACCTATGCCGCGGCAAAAAACCAGACCGCAGCCAATGCCGAAACCCAGCGCGCCAATTTTAACGAATATGCCGCAGCCAGCGGCCTCAATTCCGGCGCCGGCGGACAGGCAGACCTGGCTTTTTCCAGCCAGCTGCAAGGGAACCTCGCCGCTATTAACCAAGCTCAATCCGACGCGCTAGCTGATATCGATTTGCAGCTTGCCAACCTCAAGACACAATACCAGTCAGATCTGGCAGGGGCTTTTGCTGAAGGCAATCTCGATAAAGTCACCAGCTTGTATGAAAATTATAAGACAAACAAGGAGATGATGATATCACAAAGCAAGGAAGACTTGCGAAATGCTGATTCCAAATTTGAATCCGCGAGACAATGGGCGCTGGACACTGGGGCAAGGACCGGTGATTACTCCGGGATGGCAGCTTACGGCTGGACGCCCAATCAAATTGGGAACGCTGAAAGATTATGGCATAAGCAATATGGCTTCTAA